GGTGGCTTTTTCACGCCCGCCCAGCATAGGGTTCAGCGTTTCGCGCGCGAGTGGCAACACTGTGAATAAGCCCCCCGCTGTGAAGCGCCGGGCGACACCGCACCGCTGTGAAGCGGCGCATTTCCCAAAGCTGGAGATAGACCGTCGCGGCCTACGGGCTGCGCGGTTTGTCGAATGCGAAACCCTTTGGTGCCATTCCGACAAATGGCAGGGAACGCAATGACGACTCAAAGCGAGTTTTTTCAAGAGCACGCAGTCAATGGCGAACTGACCGATGCGCAGATGGTGCAGATGATGAGTCTGCCCGAGGGCGATACCAGCGCACTGCTGGAGAGTGGCATGCCCGCTGCCACAGAAAGCGCAGAAGCCACGCCAGACGGCGAGCAAGGCACAACGAACGAAGCAGAGAACGAGAGCGCGACAACGCCTGAACCCGACCCCGCAAAGGCCGTGGTGCTCGCAAAGGACGGTGTTCACACAATCCCTTACGAGAAGCTGGCAGAGGCGCGCGAAGGTGAGAAGCACTGGAAGGCACAGGCCGAAGCCGCAGCCGCCGAGCTTGCAGCCCTCAAGCAGCAGGCACAGCAGCGGGCAGACGCTGGCGAAGCGCCAACCCAGACCGATGCCGCAGTAGCGACCGCCCAGGCCGCGATTGCGCAAGGCGTGGACCCAGCCATCTTCGGGGATTTTTCCGAGGAAGCGCTGGCGCAAGGCATCCAGAAGCTGGTTGACATGCGAGTGCAGGAGCAAGTCTCCGCTGCGCTGAACAAGGCCCTGGCCCCGATTCAGCAAAAGCAGGAGGCCGATGCCGTCACGTCGCATCTATCTGCCATCTACGCAGCTCACCCGGACGCCGATTCCATTGCCGAGAGCAAGGAGCTGGCGGACTGGATCGAGGCGCAACCGAGCTTTGCGCGGGCTGGCTTCAAGGCCGTCCTGCAACAAGGCACGACCGCCGAGGTGATCGAGTTCTTCGACACGTTCAAACAAGCCACTGGAAAAGCTGCCCAGCAAAACACGCCCGAGCAATCGGATGTGTCAGCCGCTGCGAAAGCAGCACTTGCCAAAGCCAAGGCGCAAGTGCCCACCAGCTTGTCGGAAATCCCGGCTGGCTCAAAAGCACACCACGACGAGGCCGAGGCACTGATGGAAATGAGCGACAGCAGCGCGCTGAACAGCTTCATGGGCAAGTCCCCGGAGCAGATCAGGGCCTTGTTGGAGCGCGCTCTTTGAGCTTGTTTGACCCCGAGTGCATCGCTGTGAAGCGACGCCATTCCCACCGAAGGAGTTTCCGAAATGGCTACCAATATCCCCTACGGCTCGCCGATTGCCAATAAGCTGCAATCTGCTGGCCTGTTCGCTGCCAACATGCAGCGCAACACCACCATCAACCGCCTGGCGGGCAAGTTCCCCACGCAAGCCAAAACCGAGTCACAGATTCGCCAGCAGTCCAGCACCAGCATGCCCATCGTGCGCTGCATGGACTTGCAGAAGATGGCCGGTGATGAGGTCACTTTCGACCTGGTGAACCACCTGGGCGGCAAGCCCATCATGGGTTCGCGCAATGCAGAAGGCTATGGCAAGGCCATGAGCTTCTCGCAAGACCGCTTGCGCATCAACCAGGCTCGCTACCCCATCAGCGCTGGCGACACCATGACCCAGCAGCGCACTCCCCATGAGCTGCGCAAGCTGGCGCGCACGCTGGGCGAGAGCTACATGAACCGCTTGCAGGATCAGCTTTCGCTGGTGCACATGGCTGGCGCTCGCGGCTTCCACAACAATGTGGAATGGGCCGTGCCTCTGGCCTCCGATCCTGATTTCGCTGAAATCATGGTCAACACCGTGAAGGCGCCGTCCAAGAATCGCCACTTCATGTCCACGGGTTCTGGCCTGGAGCGTGTGAGCGCCGCTGGCAACGAAATCGCATTGGCCACCACCGATGTGTTCAATGCCGACCTGGTGGACGCCCTGCGCTCGCATCTGGACAGCATGCCTCTGCCTCCCCCTCCGGTGGAGTTCGACGGCGACAAGCTGGCCGCCGATGCGCCTCTGCGTGTGCTGCTGTGCTCTCCTGAGCAGTTCGCCGCCTTCACCCAGACCACGGGTTATCGCACCTACCTGTCCAACGCCATCGCGCGTGGGCAGCAAGCGGGCAATCACCCCCTGTTCATGGGCGGCGATACGGCGCTGTGGAACGGCATTCTGCTGGTCAAGATGCCCAAGCCCATTCGCTTCTACGCGGGCAACCCCATCAACTGGTGCGCTTCGTACACCAGCGAGACGGAAACCACGACCGACGTGGTGCCTGCATCGTTCGGCACGACCTACGCCGTTGACCGCGCCATTTTGCTGGGCGGCCAAGCGCTGGCCGAAGCCTGGGGCAAGCATCGCCAGACCGGCAATCCGTTCTTCTGGAGCGAGAAGGAACTTGACCACGGCGACAAGCTGGAACTGCTGGTGGGCGCCATCAATGGCCGCTCCAAGATTCGCTTTGAAGTGGATCACGGCAACGAGAAGCAGATCACCGACCATGGCGTGATTGCCATCGACACGGTGGTCAAGCTGGGTGTAGCAGGCTGATAGGGCAGGGCTGGAGCAATCCGGCCCGCTCTCCATTCACAAGGAGTAACGAACATGGCCACCATTACCAAGAACGCTCTCGCCGACGAGAAGCAACACACCGGCACCCCTTACGGCACTGCCATTACGCTGCACTTTGCAGTGACCACCAACGCATCGGGCGCGGTCGTGAACTCGAACGTCGCTACCGGCGTTGCTGCTGGCGACGTAGTGCGTTTGGGCATCTTGCCCGCTGGCATGCGTCTGGACGATGCAAAGACGCTGGTTACCACGGGCTGGACGGCCACCGTGACCGGCAAGCTGGGCTTTGCCTACGTGGACGGTGTGGACAGCACCGCAGTACCCCAGGACGATGACTACTTTGGCTCTGGCATCACGATTGCCACGGCGGGTCGTTACGCGGCATCCAACACAGGCGTTCGCCCTGTGGTGCTGCCCAAGGATGCCTATCTGATTCTGACGACGGCGGCGGCTGCAAATGCCAAGGCTTCGCAGACGGATGTGCTGGTCAACGTGACCAACGTCGGCGTAGCTTGATAGATCGCGGGGGCTTCGGCCCCTGCCCCCTTTTCTTTGGAGTGAACCAATGGCACGACCCAAGCGCTCTGAGGCCCCATCGGCCCAGGCTACCGTAACGGCTCCCGAGGGGTTCACCCCGGTCGAATATGTGTTCCGTCGCAGCTACCACATGGATGCGATCTACGGAACGCGCATTGTCTGGAACGGTACGGGCGATGTGCAATTGGTTCCTTCCGATGTGGCGGCCAAGATGTTCGCCAATCATCCCGAGGTGTACCGCCCCGCTGCATTCAGCGGACAAGCAGCCCCCGAAATCCCCCAGGCACCCACGGAAGATGTGGAGCGCCAGGAACTGGACATCACCATCCAGACCATGGGCAAGGAGGCCCTGGAATCCTACGCTCGTACCCACTTCGGCCAAGAGCTTGACCGGCGCCGCAGTGTGGAAAGCCTGCGCCAGCAAGTGACATTGCTGATTGACCAGTTCGGTGCGCCATGAACCTTGAGCAGCTCATTGCGCAATTTCGTGTGGATGCACACGATACGGAAACGCCGCATCTGTTTGATGATAAATGGGTTGCCGGGTGGCTGACTGAGGCTGTGGCAGAGGCAGCAATCCGTGGCCGCCTTCTGCTGGAAGCATCCAATCCACTCGTGTGCCAGATTGCAGTGACTGCCGGTACATCGGTGTATGCGCTGCATCCGAGCCTGTTTGAAATCGTCCACCTTCGCTTTTTGCCTACTGGCGCAACACGATCCGAGCCCATCAAGCTGGTGACACGCGAAGAACTGGAGCGCCTGCGCCCGAACTGGCGCGATGACGCAGACCGGCTGGAGTGGGCAATTCAGCACGACACCACGATTCAGCTTGTTGCTACGCCTACCGTGGCTGGCGTCCTGCACATCGAGGGCTACCGCGTGCCCCTCAAGGCCCTGGTGAACGACACGGACAAGCCTGAAATCAGCACCGCCCATCACCACAAGCTGGTGCATTGGGCGCTGCATCGCGCGTTCAGCAGGCCCGATTCCGACGCCTTTGACCCCAATCGATCCGCCAAGGCCGAAGCGCAGTTCTCGGCCTACTTCGGCCCAAGCCCCGACAGTGACTTGCGTCGCAGCACGCGCATCGACGCAACTCATACGAACAAAGTGTTCTGGCCTTGACCCCGTATAGGGTTTGATGCCACGGCGCTGCATGGGGACACTCGACTCATGGCCATAAAACCGCAGCGCATCGGGCCATTCCCGCTAGGAATGGATAACCGCGTACCAGACTACTCGACATCTCTGCCTGAAGGCGGAGACTTGCTGCGCGACGCTCTGAATGTCGATGTGACAGTGCGCGGTGCTGTCAAGACGCGACAGGGCTTTTCCGTTGCGGTATCAGGAACCGACGTGCACT